TTTTTAATAAAGATGGTTCTCTCATGCAACTATCTTTTGAGAGTGTTATGGGAACGGTTTGTCATAGTTCATTTTTGGACGTGGATGCCACACTGATGGCTATTCAACAAGGAAATAATGACCTTCATTGTGTTTTTGGTGCTTACATTGGAGGTATGCGACAAGAAGAACTTATTAATCAGGTTCGTAACTTTTTCAATAACTGGCCCAGAATGATACCAACGCGTCCTAGATGGGTCTTAGAATCTTTAATGAGCACCGACCAGATGTTGTCTGCCGGAAACCAAAATTTAAGGCTGGAACTCCACCCTGCGTTTGATTTTTTTATTGTTCCCGGAGATGTTGATCTACCTGGACCATTTGATGTACCACAAGTTATGCCCGGTGTAGCTGCTATGCCCAGAATAGTAAATGGAAATATTCCAATACCTCTATCTATGGTGGACTTTAGGGATGCGCGTGGTTTTGAAATTAGTGTTGACAGACACAGACTAAATCCTTCAACAATTGCTGCTGTTAGGGGAACGTTCAGAGACCAAAACTATCCAATGGTTTTTTATATAATTGAATCTGTTATTCATGGAAGTGAGAGAACTTTTTGTGCGCTTGCCAGACTAATAATTCAATGTATCCAAAGCTACTGGAGAAACACACACAATGTAGCTTTTGTTAACAATTTTTATATGGTGATGTACATCAATATATATCTCGGGAATGGTGAACTACCCGAGGAATGTACAAATGTTTACCGCGATTTGTTAGAGCATACTCAGGCGCTGCGGCGCCTTGTTTTGGATTATACAGTACCCGGAGAGCCTCTTGAAAATCAAGCTCAGGATGAGCTTAATAATGTTCTACTTGATCATACATTCCTACCACCGCTTATTTGGGACTGTGATCCTATAATTTATCGCCAACAACTTAATCAAAACAGAGATCTTGAATTGTGGGTTAATGGACTGGATTATAATCCCATTCCATGGGTTGAAATGGCAAATGTAAACTTTAGAAATAATAATGGAAATTTAGTTCATAATCGACCAGTCAGACTAGAAAATAATCATGCACCAATTGTTCCACACCACGACCCTGAGTGGTCTACCCTTTCAAAAATTTATTATTATTGTATTGTACCAGCATTCTCCAAGGGGAATTGTTGTACAATGGGTGTACGATATGACCGTATATACACACTAGTTCAATCAATCATTATTCCTGATTTGGGAAAGGATGAAGAAGCTCCTTCATCTCCCGAAGATCCAAGACATCCTCTAAACCCACGGCATTTAGTTCCAAACTCATTTAATGTGATGTTTCACAACGCACGCATAAACGTAGACACTGACGCTTTGTTGTTGCTACAGGAAGTTGTAACTAATATGGCCGAAAGAACAACTCCAATTTTGGCATCTGCATCACCAGACACAGGAACGGCAACAGCTTTAACTCAAAATATGAAAACTTATGATGGTACGCTACATCATGGTATTTTGATGATGGCGTATCAAAGAAATGATGAAACCCTAATGGATGGGACGTTTTTTTACCCAGCACCAGTCAATGCTATGTTTGCATGTCCAGATCACCTAGCAGCATTACCAGGTTTAAATAATGAAGTTTTGCAGTTGGCTAGGGATGTTCCTCCAGTTCCCCACTTTTTGGGATCAAATTATTATTCAACTGTACGCCAACCTATTGTTCAACATGCTTACCAAAGCAAGTCTGATGAAAATACTCTATCATATGCCCTCGTAGCTGATTTTTTCAAAATTAGTCCCCTAGCTTTCACTCATCAACTAAGAACAGGTTTTCATCCGGGTATTGCGTTTACAGTTGTTAGACAAGATAGATTCTCTACTGAAAATATACTATATGCTGAGAAGGCTTCAGAATCATATTTTATGGGTCAAATTCAAGTGAACCGTAATGAGGCTGTTGGTGGTGTTAATTTTACCTTAACTCAACCTAGAGCTAATGTTGACTTGGGTGTTGGTTTTACAGCTGTCTATACTTCTGCTTCACTGAGAACACCTATAACAGATATGGGGAACCTCCCCCAAAACCTATATTTGACTAGAGGTGGAATTCCTATGTTGAATGTTGATACGGATGGATTTATAAGAAGGATAGTAAATTCTGGGAATAGGCTTAACCCACAAGAACCAATTCCCATTTTTGGGCAACTAACTCCCCAAACTCCTTCTGGAATTGCTCACGGACAAGCTGCAATTTGTGAATTTATTGCTACTCCCGTGTCTACAGATTTGAATTATTTTAGAAAACCATGCAACCCCCGCGGCAGAACATCAGGAGTTGTTTATGCCGGAGAGGGGAGAATGGACCCTGAAAATGTAATGTTTGATCACACTCAAGGGGATCCATCACACCCAAATAGAGCAACCATAAACCCATGGGCATCACAACGCAACTCTTATGGGGATAGGCTTTATAACGGTGCTTATAATCTAAGCGGTGCTTCTCCAGTTTACAGTCCATGTTTTAAGTTTTTTACGCCAACTGAAGTAGAAACAAAGTGTCGGTGTCTTTCTCAGCTAATTACAGAAACCGGATCTTCATTGGCTCCTAATACATCAAATACAGAATTCCAATTTAAACGACCATCCGGCTCTTCTGAACTTGTAGAAGACCCATGTGGATTGTTTCAAGAAGCATATCCGCCGCTAGTTTCGAGTGATGTTGCGTTACTACGAACATATAACGTCAAAGAATTTGGTGTTGAAGAATCTCATCTGGCCCAGTACCTAATTCGTGATGGATCACCACTAAAAGGTTGTCTTTCTCATATGTAAATAGACACACCCTTCCCAGTTCCCGTTTTTGATGAATAAAAGACCAATAAACTTTCATTGTCACACATTTTATGTTTTAGTTTTTTATAAGTAAGTTCATATTTTTAGTGGTTGGGTAAATTGGTTATTATGGCGCTACCAGCGTTTGAGATTGAAATTTTACTACCGAGCTCCATATCCCAAGTCGATGGAGCAGCCCTTCAGAAATGTGAAGGGAAGATAGTATTTTTTAATACTCTTAGACGAAGAGCAACGTTGGAAGAAGTGTCATTTTCTTCGTATTATGTAAATGGAGCTCAACCAGACTCACTGGCTTTAATGACTGCTTATAGACGGAGATTTCCTGCAATCATTATGAGGGTTCTACCCGGTAAGATAATTGCGGTTGCTTTGGGGGTTGCACCTCTACCACAGGGGGCCTTTATTCAGAACACTGGTCCGTTTGAGTTATGTAATGGAGATGCTATATGTCTTCTACCGCCAATAATTGGTAACGAAGATAGACTACAATTACCTTCTTGTCACCTGGATATACTCTTTCCTCTAACCGTTCCCATTGCTCAAGCAAGAGAGATGATTGCGCGTTTAATTTCGAGAGCTGTTGAAACTCTAGGTGCTAGAGAACATAGAGCTGGACACCAACGCGGTGTTGACGTAATGTTTTATAACGGAAGAAGATATCAGCTATTTCCAAACTTTCAACAACGAGAGGGTTTGGATTCGATCACCAGGACATTGATCTTAAATATGATTTTTACTCTAAATGAGGGATGTTTGCTTC